GCCGCTAGCGAAACATACGCGACGCTAGCGGGCCTAGTAGGTACCACAACCGTTATCACCGTTAAAGCAACGTCGGCGGCGGTATCGGTTACTAATCCGCTACACACCTTGAGCGGAACATTTCTACCGAACCTTAGCCCATCTTTCGCACAAGGCGAATTATCTGTAGTGTCGGTGACTTTTCAAGGCGGCACCGTAGTAACTACAACTTCATAACAAACGGCCATACACGGCCCGACACGAAAGGCAAGTAATGAAACTGACCCTAAAAGTAGAGCTACGCGAGGAACCCTACAACCGTGTTTACATTGTAGACACCGATTTATACACCGTCGTAATGTGGGAACGCCGATTTAAGCGTAAAGCGTCAGATATGGCCACCGGTATCGGTATCGAGGATTTAGCGTTTCTAGCGTGGGAAGCATCACGATCAAACAAAGTTGTGGTACCCGTCGAGTTCGATAGTTTCGTGAAACGACTAATCGACGTTCAAGTAGTCGAAAACGAAACCGAACCCGAAGGCACAACAGTTTTTACGAAGCCGGCACCAAACGCCGGCAATTAGCCGAACTATTAGTAGCCGTTGGTTGGTGGCCGCCCGAAATACCTTTTGACCTGAAAGATTTAGCCACGGTGGTTAGAGTAATACAAGAGGGCTAAAGACGAGGTAACACGGTGGCAGCGTTAGCGGGAACAATGGAAATCAAAGGTATCCAAGAGGCCTTAAAAGAACTGTACTTGATAGACCGAAAATATCGTACCCAAATCGGTAAAGACATTAAACGCGCTGGCGATATCGTTGTAAAAAACGCCCGCGAACTTATCTCAGCGATACCACCAATTAGCGGTATGGGCCGCGGTTCATTGGTCCGGGGCCGCGACGGTACAAAATGGTCGAGCGACGCCGCAAAAAAAGGTTTCATAGTCATAACTAATCGAAGCGGGCGTAAAGCCCGTACAGTCACGTTCGCCGGCGGCGAAAAAGTCGACTTCAGAGCACAGGCATATACCCTTATGGTGCTACGCCAACGCGATCAAGCCGCCGCGATATGGGACCACGCCGGCATAAAAGCGGGTTCGACGGCGTTCGTAACGAACCTGAACACCGCCGGCGAAGTTAAAGCAGGCCCACCACCGCGAGCAAGTGAACCAGCGGTAGAAAAATCGCGCGCCGGCGTTGAAGTCGAAGTCACCAAAATCGTGAAAAAAGTGATGGATAGAGTAAACAAAAATCTGAAAGTACGTTATGGCAATTAACGTACCGATCATTACGACGTTTTCAGATAAGGGAATTAGCGCCGCCGAAAAAGCGTTTAAGTCGTTCGGTAAAACGGGTGTAATCGTTGGCGCAGCGTTCGCCGCAGCTGCCGGCGCCGTAGTAGCCGGTTTAGCGAAATCGGTACAAGCCGCTGCCGAAGATCAAAAAAGCCAAGCCCTATTAGCACAGCAATTGAAAGCGACCTACGGGGAACACAATTTACTTAACGCGTCTATAGAACGATTTATAAGCAAAGCACAATTAGCCACCGGTGTAGCCGACACCGAACTACGAACAGCTTATGCCGCGTTAACGCGCGCCACCGGCAACGTATCGCAAGCACAAAAACTTTTGACATTAGCGTTAGACGTGTCGGCGGGTTCGGGAAAAGATTTAGAAACCGTGACGCTAGGTTTGTCGAAAGCCGCTACAGGTAACTTCGGTGCGTTAACCAAGTTGGGTATACCGTTAGACGCGAACATAATCAAATCTAAAGACTTGAACGCGGTCACAGCGGCGTTAGGTAAACAGTTCGCTGGCGCCGCCGACGCAAGCGCGAACACTTTTAGTGGGCGCCTAAAAATATTGGGCGGCCAGTTTGGTGAGATCGTCGAAACTATTGGCAACGCGTTACTACCGTATCTCGATAAGTTAGCCAAGTTTTTGACCGACAATGTAGCGCCAGCCGTACAGCGTATTACGACGGTGATCGGTGAGAAAGGTTTAGCGGCAGGTTTTCAACAACTCATTTTTGAGAGCGGTAAGGCTGGCCCAGCAATAGTTAACACATTTAGAAATATGGCGGTAGCGGTCGCACAGTTCGCCAATATTGCCGCCAAAGCGTTCCATATTGCTATAGGGCAATTTTATGTATTAACAGGAAAACCCTTAGACGGCATAAAACAATTTAGTAAAGCGTTCGACAACCTAATAGACGTCGGCAAATTGAAAGCAAGTTTCGACGGTTTCGCCGTATCAGTAAACCAATACGGCGGCGCTATCGGCGGCGCAAATAAACAGCAAATCGAGTTCCTAGAACGGCTTAAAGCAACAACCACCGTAATCGGTGATGATGGCGGCGGCGCTGGCGGCGGCGCTGGCGGCGGCGCTAAAGGTAAAATAGTGTCATTAGCTAAAGCCTTGAAAGACGGCTTAGGCGACGCCCTAAAAACAGCAACCAGCGAACTAGATAACGCTAAAGACGCGTTTACAACGTTCGCCACGTCGGTAGCCGCCGGCATAAAAGCGGGCGTTTCATTTAGCGGCATATTTCAGTTAATGACGAGCGCCGCCGGCGACGCCGCAAAAGCAAGCGGCGCCGTAACCGACGCCCGCGAAGCGTTAGCCAAAGCAATAACAGGCGGCAAAATCGACGATATCACCGCGGCACAAATCGCGTTAACAGCCGCACAACGCGCCGACACCGACGCCGCAAAAGAGAACACAAAAACCTTTTTAGATCGCCTAAAAATACAGGTAGACGGCGTGAAAGATTACGCCAAAAACCTTACCGAATTGTTAGCGCGCGGCATATCGGGCGACGCGTTCCAAATGGTTATAGACGCCGGCAACGAGGCTGGCGCCGCCATTGCCGCCGAACTTGTCAAAGGTTCGGTCGATCTAATTACGGGCGCCGACGGCTTAAACGCGTTGGTCTCGAGCGCCACTAAAGCTGCCGAAACCGTAGGGTTAAACGCCGCCGGCAAATGGTACCAAACCGGCATAGATTTCGCTGCCAACATAGTGACCGGATTACAAGCCGAACTAGACAAACTGACCCCAAAACTTATGGCCCAAATGGACAAAATCGCAAACGGCCTTAAACGTACAGTCGACGTAACGGTACGCATAAACGAGATCGTAAGCCGTGTCACGAACGGCGCCACCAATATCCCCAAAATGGCCGACGGCGGCATAGTATCCAAACCGACGCTAGCCCTAATCGGTGAAGCCGGCCCCGAAGCCGTAGTACCGTTATCGAAATACAACCGTAACAACGCCGGCGGCGGTAGCCCGATAACGATAAACGTCAACGGTGGTTTGGCCAGCGCCGCAGAAATCGGTTTGTCTATCCAAAACGCGTTACGCGCTTACAGCCGCGCAAATGGCCCGCTACAACTAAGTATCGCGTAATGGCTGCCACCGCAATAGTTCAAGCTGGCAACTACGATTTACAGATAGACACCGGCTATATGGTCGACGCGTTCATTCTCGACGACCCCGTTAAAGGCGTACTAGACAACACGACATACGTGTTAGACGGCACAACCCAATACGCCAGCGTAATTACAGGTAGTAACAACATTTCGACGCGACGAGGGCGACGACAATTAGGCGACGCGTTCACCGCGGGAATAATGACATTCACGTTAAACGACACGCTGGCGGGCGGCGTGTTTAACCCGTTCGATACGTCTAGCCCGTTCTATGACCCGACGAACGCTAAAGCGGGTTTGGCACCTATGCGCGCCGTCAGGTTAATGCGTTACGACACCGGCAACGTAATCAAATATCTTTTCACCGGCTATATAACGAACTATACGTACACGTTCAATTTAGGCGCGCTCGATAGTGTGACAGTCACGTGCGCCGACGATTTCTATTTACTAGCCCAAACAGAATTAGACGAATACGACGTACCAGCGGCGTTAAGCGGTGCTCGAATAACAGCGGTACTTGACCGGCCTGAAATAGATTACCCATCTGGCAGCCGTAATATTGCCGACGGTACCGTTAATTTAGGTTCGGGCGTTGCCTACACGGTGCCAGCGGGAACTAACGCCCTACAATATTTAACGCAAATAAACGACACCGCCGAACAAGGCCGGCTATTTATGTCGCGTGATGGTGTTTTAACCTTTACCAACCGTATCGGCAACACGTTTACAGGCGCGCTAGTAACGTTTAGTGATGACGGCACCGGCACCAAATACGATGGGATAGACATACGTTTCGACGCCGACGAGGTAACTAACCGTGTAAGCGTCGCGACGTTAGGCGGCGACACCGCTACCGCCGACGACACCGCCAGCCAAGCAACCTATTTTATACAAAATACGTCGATTAGCTCGAGCCTTTTAGACAGCGCCGCCGACGCATTAACGTTAGCGACCTACCTTATTGTGGGTTCACCCGAACCGCGGTTCTCAGATTTATCTACGTCGTTCACATTGCTATCGACCGCCCAACGCGACGCCGTAGCGATACTAGACATTGGCGACACCATCACCATAAAAAAGACGTTTATAGCTGGCACCGTACCGGCAAGCTTGACCCAAGAATTAGCGGTAGAGGGTATAGAGCACCGGATCGACGTAAACAACGGCCATACCGTAACGATCTACACAACGCCAACCGCTATCGTCTACCCGTTTATTCTTGACGACCCAACCTATGGCGTACTAGACGCGTCAAACGCGGTAATATAATCGACTATGGGCGCCAACGCACAAACAACCGTACCGAACTACAGCGGCGGCGAAATATTAACCGCCGCCAACCTTGACATTTCGGCAGGTACAGGTATACCGGTGTTTGCCACCACCGTTACACGTGACGCGGCGTTTGGTTCAGTACCTAAAAAAGCGTTAGCACAAGGTCAAGTATGTTATTTAGAGGCCACGAACGTTGTACAACGGTACGACGGTTCGGCGTGGGCCACAGTAGGCCCTGCCACAGCGGGCGCGATGGTATTGCTACAAACCTTGTCGCCGTCGGCGGTAGCGTCGGCACAATTTACCGATGGCATTATGACTTCGGAATACGATAATTATTTTGTCGCGTTCGAGTTGAACGCGGCGGCGGGTGCGTCGGTGCTATGTCAGTTAAGGAACGCGGGCGCAACAATCTCGGCGGCGAACTACAGAAGCGGCGGCGCAGGGTTAACCGAACTCGGCGGGACAATGGATTTAACGCAAAGCGGCGCGACATCGTTCATTCTTGGTTACGCAGACGCTAGTAATCAAGTTGTTGGGCGTCTTGACGCTTATCGCCCGTCGGCGTCCAAACGCCAATCCTTGACGTGTGTCACGGCGAGCGTAAATGCCGCATTGTCGGCCTACGGCGGTAGGTCGTTGGGATACCAGTACGCGGCCGCACAAATATTTGACAGTCTAATATTCACCACAGGTAGCACAATGACAGGCTCTATCCGTTTGTATGGGTTACAGAAATCGTAAAGGACTAACACGCGATGAAAATACTTGACGGCGACGACGAACGAGAAATGACCGATAAAGAAATGGCGTTACACGCCGCGACCGTTACACAAGACGCCGACAAAATCGCAATACTTGAAACCAAGCAAACAGCCGACGACGAAATACGCACGTCGGCGCAAAACAAACTCGTAAAACTAAACTTCACAGCCGACGAAATAGCGATAATTCTTAAATCATGATTACCGCGTGGCGCTTAATCGGTGTGGTCGTCTTTTGTTTTTTGCTAGCCGCGTTTCTATCCGTCGGTGACAACGGAAAAACCCCATGAACGAAACGCTAGTCGCTGGCCTATTCTCGATTATCGTCGCGTTGTTGGTGTTCCTAAAAAAAGACAACCGCAAAGATCACGGCCGAACAGCCGACCTACTCGTAGAGGCCATAATCACCGTCAAAGACTTGAAAACCATTTGCTACGAACTTGTAGAACACTTAGAAACCACAAACCTACGCATAGACCGCCATATCGAGCACGAAACGGTACACAATGTTAAACGATAATAGGCGCCGCTATAAAGCGTTAATACTAAGTTACGCCCGTTCGTTTTTAGCCGGTGTGCTTACACTTGTATTAGCCGGCGAACTTGAACCCGAAAAATTACTAGCCGCGGGTTTTGCGGCGATAGCGCCACCGCTACTACGCTGGCTCAACTCGAACGATGTAGCGTTTGGCCGTGGAACTACCGAAACGTAAACTACGGTTACCGTGTTCACTAGAGCACGTAACCGCCGGCGAACTACCCGCCAACCTACTTGTCGACGTCAAACCGTTTGGCAAGCTACACCCGTTAGCCGCCAACGCCTACAACGCGTTACGGGCCGCCGCGTTCGCTAACGGAATAAAAGCGTTCAAGCCGACAAGCGCCGGCGACACCTACCGATCATTAGCGTTACAAAAACGAGGATTTTTAGCGCGATACACGTTGACCAAAATTAAAGGCGCGTCTACACGTCAATACAACGGGGCCGTCTACTACCTGAAACCAAACAATGCGCCAATGGCGACACCAGGAACCAGCCGCCACAACTTAGGTTTAGCGGTAGACGTATCGAGCGCCAACGGTGAACGACTAACGTTTATGCTAGCCAACTGTCTACGGTTCGGTTTTAGTTGGGAACTAGATAGCGAACCGTGGCATATCTTTTACTTTGCCGGCGACAAAATACCGCCAGCCGTAACCCGTTACCTACAAACGAAAACAGCGGTATCCCTAAAACCGTGACACAGGTTTACTAGCGTCAAAGCCAACACCGACGAAAGGAATAACCGCTATGAGTGACCACCAAACAGTTATTTACCATACGTATCGAGCGACGCTCGACAACGGGCAGCAAGTGTTAGTACAAATATTTAGCGATAACGACACTCATAAACCGTTAAAAGCCCAAATGTCGTTTAGAGCGTTCACCGGTGACACGTGGGGCCAGCCGTACCCATTGGAACTAGGACAATGACCACAGCGCGCAAACTGGCCGCCAGCCTAGTTACAGCCGTAACCGTGTTTAGTCTCGCCGTAGGTCACTACAGCGCCGCTAAAGAGGCGCCAAACGCCCTAAAACCTGAACTTTACCTAGTTTTACCTGATTTACCGCCACCAACGTCGACCACTACGACGCTGCCACCGGCCAACACAGCTGCCGGTGTAGCGGCTCGAGCGTTGGCCGCCGGCTTGCCGCCCGATCAGATAGCTAAAGCCGTGAAAGTAGCGTTTCGTGAAAGCCGCTACCAACCCTTAGCGCACAATAAAAACGATACTGTCGGACAGTCACGCGGCCACTATCAAATAAACTCGTTTTGGTGCGAACCGTCAACGTATTGGCCGAAAGGCTGGCTACAAACCAAAGGCGTACTATCAACGTGTAACGACCTATTCATACCCGCCATTAACGCCGCAGCTATGGTGGCAATATGGCGTAACAGCGGTTGGCGACCGTGGGCTACACGTAATGGAAAATAACGAAACATACCTTGAAGCGATAAGCGAGGGAACCCGTCAAATGCTTACAGCACAAACAAAAGCCGCAATAGCCGTAATCGACGCGATCACAAAACCTAAAACCGTAGTAGGTAATTTGTCGGTCGCGAAACTATGCGGCGTCACCGAAACCGACGGCGAACTTATAACCGAATTACGTAACTGGCGCACCGATCTATGTTTATCGGGCGACGATTGCCGCGCCACGTTGCTTGCGTTAGCCATACAGCAACTAGGCGGCGACGTATGACATTTCGACAACAGTTATCGCCGGCGCAACGGCATAACGCGATCACAATAGCAACACAACGTTACGCCCAATGCCAAACGTGGGGAACAGCTAAACCCGACGCCCATTATCGGGCCGACGGTATACGCGTCGGCAACCTAGACGATCAAATCAAAGGCGCCGTAGCAGAATACGCGTTCGGTGTAATGCTTGATTACGTACCCACGTTTACCCCGTATGACCCTACAGCGAACGACGTTTTAGGGTACGAAATACGCGCCACGTTTCACACCGGCGGCCACCTAATCACTAAACCGACAGACAAAACAGGGTTATACGTGTTAGGTGTAGTCGACCAAGCTTATTGGTTCGTTGATTTTCACGGTTGGCGCCGTTACCGTGAAACCGTTATAAATCTAGGCCGGCTGGCAGCTTGCCCAACCCGTTACGCGACACCGCAAACCGAATTATGGCCGTTAGATATGTTGCCAGCTACACCCGAATACGTGTCACACCGGTCAAGTATGGTAGAAATAGCAAGTTAACCCGACTACAGAAAGCGAAACTCAACATTATGGCGTTCGATCTAAATAATTATGTAGACGTACCTACACGGCTTACACTCGCATTAGCTAAATACCCTGATCTACGGGTTCAAGAAACCGATAGCCAAACGGTAACAATGCCCGACGGTTCAACGTTTCTACGGTGTACGTTAACGGTGTGGCGCGACGCCACCGACGTTTTGCCGACAATAGCGAGCGCCGCAGAACCGTACCCAGGCAAAACCCCGTATACCAAAGGTTCTGAACTTATGGTAGGTATGACGAGCGCGTTGGGGCGCGCGTTGGGTTATATGGGTTTCGGTTTAGTTGGCGCAGACGGTAAAAAAAGTATTGCTAGCCGTAACGAGGTCGAAGCTCGTACCGATACAAGTTGGACCAACGAACACGGCGCCGTAACGACCCGTACCCAATACCCGAAGCCGTTAAAAGACGTGTCTAGCGTGTTGGCTAGCCCTAAACAAAAAGGGCTAATCAGGGCGTTGGCCAAAGGCCACGAATTAGACGGCGCCGATATGGTGCAAGCTATGCGCGCAATATGCGACGATGAAGCGTTAGAAATGGACAACTTAACCGTGATACAAGCCAGTTTTGTTATCGACCGGTGGAAAGAACCGAAACAATGACCCGCGACGAAATGATTACACAAGCACACCGTCTAGTCATTCTGATAGACGTAGTAAGCAAGGTAGACCGAATTGACCATTTGGCGGTAACACGTTTACGGTGGTCACTCGAAAACTTGACGTCGAACATTCAACACGGTCCATTTGTGAAAGGCGACGATCAGAAAACGTTGTAAGGATTACGAACACGATTTAACCCACGGCCCGCCACTATCGCAAGTGGTTGAGGTAACACACGGTGACGTGGGTAGATCACCTATGGTTAAAGTAGTGTCACGAATACAGCAACCAAATTAGGTGAAGCGAGCCGTAAACATAATCGGCTAACAAAAACACAGCAATAGGGAACCGTAAAGGGCTATACGGTGGGCGGCCACAATGCCCTAGTCACTAATCACGGACACACACCGATATAAACTAAACACAACAACACCGAACCCGACGCCGGCACCGACAAACAACAAACGCCAGCAACCCGCGAAGCGGGGCGCTAGCCCAAGCCGCTTGCGGCGCGGGAGTGACCAAGTAATGCCCACCAACTTAAATAGCAAGCAACGTAACCAAGCGGAATATAAACGTAACCGCAAATTGTTACTGTCTGATAACCCGCCGTGTCATTGGTGCGGTGTGAACGCAGCTACTGAAGCCGATCACGTGACAGCGACTATTGACGGTGGTACGAACGCGTTACCAAACTTGGTGCCAGCGTGTAAGGCGTGTAACGCGCGACGTGGGCAAGCAACACAGACAGCTCGAGCACGTGAACGTAACGGTACGCAAACCCTTACCCCGCAAAGAACGAACGACGTTAACCACTCACAGCGTTTTTTATCGGAACCCACCACGC